TGTTCCAGAAACTGTCCCAGTGTTAGGCAAACTTAGTATGACAGTTGTTGCGTCGGCAAACGCCGATATCGTAGCACCTGTTTCGATTCCTGTTCCGGATACAGTCATACCAATTGTTAAACCATCTGTATCGGACACTGTTAAGAAATAGTCTTCGCTTTTTGAAGCAATCAAATCTGTTTCTACAAATGTTCCAGTGCCCGAAACAGTTCCGGTCTGTGGCTTTGACAAGGTGACAGTTCCAACACCTACTCCAGACACAGTTGTGTCAGTATCTATACCAGAACCAGTTACACTCATTCCAGGTTCAATCCCCGTGGTCGAGACAACTGCAATTATATTGACAGAATTATAAGTCAAAACATCCTTATAAGCATAAGGATTATCCACGGTGTAAATTCTGTCACTTAGGATCCCGTAGTTCGGAACTTCCAGCACCAAATAGTACGCGTGGACATTTGAATTCGTGCTAGCCGTGCTTATGTAAGGGATGGATGCCGACACAAAGTTCACGGACTCGATTCCATAAAGGGGCGTACTGAGATAGCTGACAAAGTCGTTGGTGTTGGTTGTGTCTCTGTTTGCTCTGGTTGAACTATCAATGACGATGTCGTAACTTGACATTCTCTACTATTAGTCGGCTTCTTTTTTTCAATGAAGAATTCACGAACGTCTAGGTCGTCCAACTCTTCGCTGAATACGTCGTCCAGTTCCGAATACTCTACCTGGGGTTTTCGGATTTGTACGGTTTCCTCTGTCTGATCAAGGAGAGGTGAATATTCGTCTGAGTCATATTCATACCCTTCCATGGGTTCTACCAGACGCACTAAGATTTATCTTCTAGAATTTACCGCATTTTTTATCATCATCTCCAATTCGGTTTCGGGTTCCCAGTCAGCCCATTCGCGGACCGCCCGATTTACCTCGAGATACACTTCATCGTCACCGTCATACTCGCGGAACTCGTCGTCGAAACCCATGTCGGACTCCTGCACCACCATGTCGTCGTCAGTCTCCCACCCTTCTTCGTCCGAGTCGTCATCACTTTCTTCCGGCAATATGGATCCGTATACCCTTCCGGAAGTCTTCATGGCGCTCCACTTCATTCCATATTCCATATCCAGGGCCGTGACGATGCTCCTCCCAGTGGCTTTGCAATATTCTGCCGCCACCACCACGGCAGTCTCCAGAACGGGTTGAATCGCATTTGTATAAGCTTCAATTATCTGTTCTTCGCGACTCATTATTAATTTTTAAATGTCTCTTTTCTTTAAGAGAGGAACATGAGTAAGCCTCCAGTTGGATTCCGCGGAGATTCCGGTATCGGTGCACTGACGGGTCTAAGTGGCGTGGGGCAACAGGACACATTTCTTTACAAGCCAGTTGGAAACGAATACAGCTACAGTGAATACAGTCAAAGTACGCCCTATTATCGTTTTTACAGACCCACAGAAACTAGATTTTTGGGTGAAGAGATAAGGCACGTTTTAAGACCCAAGGAGATGGGTGACCTTCTCACCGGACTCATGTTGAAATTCAATTTTCCACCGACAACCGGAGCGACATCGTGCATAAAGAACTTGGGTCTCTCCATGATTCGCAAGGTGGATCTGATCGTTGATGGAATGATCATACAGTCTCTCAAGGGCGAGTGGATGTCCATGTACGAGTCCATGTATTCTATTTCACAGGAGCGCTCGGACGTTCTCAATACCATGTACAATCTCGGAAAACCCTATGACACACAGCCGTCACTTATACCAAACGATACCACGCAGAATTTATTTTTTCCACTTCCATTCTTCTTCAATAGGCACTACGTGGACTCGAAGATTGGGACCAGTTCATTCCGCGCCCCACTCCCCATCTGTGCCATGCACAACTCCGACATCATGATCGTGATCCAATTTCGTTCGCTCGCCGAGATCGTGAGCAACACGGACGGGTTTGCGGTCGGTGCCGACCTAACCGAATTCAAATTCGTGACCCAAGAAATTTCACTGACCGATCAAGAACGCTTCATGTTTAAATCTGTTCCGCAGAGATATCCAATTGAAAAGATTAATGCCGAGGAAATTGAACTCGAGGCATCGCTGGACGCCAAATACAGATACTACTTCAACAGCGCCTACTCCTGTCGCGCGATATTCTGGACGTTCAAAAATTTCATATCCGGATACAATCCAATATTTTACAATCCGATTATTTCTTCAACGATTACCACACTCAATAAGACAGATAGAAATGAAATTAGAAAGTCATTGTTTCTCAAGGAATATCAAGCCTACGTGCACGATTACCACAACGACGGATCCTTTTATGGATACTCGTTTGCCGAACAGCCCCTGCAGGTGGTCTCGGGCGACTATGAATTTAGGGCACCACGTCCACAGAGTGCCTACATAGACATGCTCTTCACGACAGTGGCCGCTGGCTACACACTATGGTCGACAAGATTTGCCTCGAATCAACAAAACTATACAGTTCAAGATAGTCGCATTCTCTTGAACACAAGCGTGGGTCTTGGCGGCGACGCGATTCTAAAAAGTCTTAGGGTAAATGAATTCGGATACCTTAGGACAAACACCGTCCGCGTGGGTATTCCGGGAACCAGTTACACGAGCACAGAAAACGATGGACCTCCACCGGTAGAACCATATAAAATGCGCTTCGAACCTTGGACAACCGGCTACATCAAGATCACGGCTGACGCGAGGACAAATATCAACACATTTGTCCCTTCGCCCGAATTATTCTTATTGACCATGTACTATCTTTCCACCAACACCTTTGTGGCAGAAAATGGTAGAGGACGCGTCGAGGAAAACTACGAGAATGGAGTCGTGGAAGGCAAATTCAATAGCCTGGACACAGATGGCTCAGGTTTCATAGAGGCTATTGAAAGTGATGTCACGATGTATGATAAAGATGGCGATGGAAAGGTCAGCTTCGCCGAATTTAAGGAAATCGAGGAAGTATGACCTCCGATCCAGTGAATACAAGTTTTGATATACCCTTCTCGATATACAACAAGTTCATCGAGAGAGCGTACAGTCTGAAGCGGATCGCGGAGGCACCAGAGGTCTTGGCGTCGATGTTGAATATGGGATTCAATATGGTCGAAAAATTAATGCTCCCGTTGGGAAATGCACGATTCATGGGATCCAAACAAAATGCAAGGGGGTAGATGAACCCCGCGTAGGTGTTCGTGCCGTCCGTTATTCTCTGCGGAGCCCCTGGAAAGTGCGAATAAAACTGAAAGCCGCGATACATTTCATATGAACCCACCTCCTTGGGCATCAGAACCTCGTTGTCCAAGATGATCTCCATGGTATTCAGATAGTCGTTGCTGTCCACCGTCGCCGTTGAACCCCGAGAGTAATTGAACGGCTCGGTAATTTCAGTGGACGTATTCTTGAATAATCCAAATACAGCCTTGACCGGATTCACAAAATCGGGACTCACCGTGAATACATTTGAACTCGTGTAATTCTGCTCGACGACCTGAAACTGCTCCGTCGGAAATACCAGAGGTCTCTTTGACAATGCGTCCGTGATCTCCTTGGGAGCGTAGCCATACTCGACGCGAATACTGACCCGAGAACTATTCTTTCCCGCGTCCACCCCTCCCCATCGCGATGCTGCCCTGAGACCCACCTCCACCTCCACCTCCTGGTATCGCAGGGCAGACAGTGGAATTGCCATCTCCTTATTTCCGTTAAACCAAAATTGAAGGGGGATCTGAAGTCTGTAGGTCCTCGGATACTGAGACGTGTCGGTGAAAATGTGTCCAGGTCCGCCACCAAGCATCCGGTAGAGCTGAACCACCGAGAATGCCTCCTTTTCTCTGCCCTCGAGGTTCAGTCGCATGTTCAATGTCTCGCCGGTTTCCTGCTGAATGGTTGTGCCACCTATCACCAACGACACGTAGTCTAGCATGGCGTGCGCCTGATTGATCTTCGTGGACTTTACACTATCGTAGTCTACCAAAAGGTACATCCTCGTGATGAAGTCTCCGTGCCTTGGGATCAGAAACTTTGCATTGCCACCGTAGTCTATTTCAAGGGGATCTGTATCAAATGACTGGGTGAGAAAGTTGGACTTTTTGGTAAACACGGCTTTGAATGGAGTCTGTTCCATAGTCTATTATCAAACAACCTTTAATTTTTCTCTAATATGGCGAGTATCTGATCCCGAACCGCCTCGTAGCCCATGATCTTGCGAACCTCCTCCTGAACCCACTCGCCGGTCGTTTCCAGGTCGTCCAGGAAGACCTTGTCCATGGCACCCAAGGTCAATTCAACGCTAGGCGTCACCCACCAAGCACCCTGCATGTGATTCCACCGGGGCTGAGCTGGAGGCACACTCACTCCGTGCCAGCAGTAGTCGTCCATCGCCCCAAACTTGGTGGTCACCACCGGGAGCCCATAGTACTGAGCCTCCAACTGAGGAATTCCAAACCCCTCGGAACAAGATCCGCACAGATACATGTCGGCACACTTGTACATCTTCTGGAGCGTCGTCTCGTCCAGCGTCGTCTCCGTAATCTTGACGGCGGACTCGGGAATGCCCAGCGTCTGAACCATCACCGGAACGTCATACACCTTGGTGTGGTTGAGCGCCGGGACGTGAAGCCACAGAAGTGCCTCCGGGTGGGTCGCGTGAAATTCCTTGAACGCAAGCAGGGTCGTGTCGATGGACTTTCGCCCACTGTTCTCGTAGTTTCCTGCGATCGTCAGGATCACATACTTGTCGTTCACGCCGAAGTCCCTGCGAATCTTCTCCTTGGTGTCCGTGGGAGGAAGGGGCGTCTGGAATCCGACGATGTGCGGCACCACGTGACTGTCGCGCCCCAACTGCTTCCGAATTCTGTCGCGGGTCGAGGGGCACAGGGATAGAATGTGCTTGATCTTTCCAAGTGCCTTGACCGTGGCAAGGTCGATCGGGTCGTAGTGAAGGGGAAACCAGAGATAGGAGGGACATGCGATCTCCTCGGCGGTGGACGTGTCCAACAGGAAGATGTCCTGGAGAAAGAACACGGCACCCGCATTGGTTCGCTTGACGAACTCGTTGATGTCGGAAATCTTGATGACGCACGGGAACTTCTCGTAGGGTCCCAAAATGAAACTCACCTCGGGCTTGTCCAGGAGTGCCTGAGTCCACGGATCCTTGGTCTCGCCCGGGAGAATGTTTGCCTTTACCAGATCCTTGAAGTGGAGGACGCCGGTGTGCTTGATGCCACAGAGACTCCATATGAGCATGGTGACCGTGTGACCCTTCTCGACAAACATATTTATGAGGTGTCTCAATTGACTCGGGTAGCCACCCTTGGCACCGTGGAATGGTGTTCCATTACTCGATAACAGGATGTGCATTTACCACAATGGTGGTCGTGTCGTTTAATTGAAAACTTATAATGTTATCTTCATCGTCCCGCGTGGCCGTGAATCTCCTCGGGACCTGGAAGTGAGACCTGACCATGTCCTCGTAGTAGTATTCAGTGTCATCGTCTTGGTGATACGTATCGAGGATGAGGTCGCGTGCATAGAGATAATCCAAAAAGGCATCGAAGGTGTGCTCCCTTAGCCACATGAACTCGATGTAGCGCTTGTGGCGCCAGGACTGATTGAAAAGTTTGAACATGAAGATCCCCACGATCTCGCTGATGTCCACGCCCCTGTGTCCGATCACTTTGCACCTGCCCGTGATCTCCCTCTGGTGGATATTGGTCAGATTCAACTTGTAGCAGGCGCGGCACACATTCCTTCTGGCGCCCGACCTGATCTTGTAGAACACCCTGGACATCCGCTCGAGCGGAATACTATTCTCGGTCTGGAAGTACTTGAAGGCGTACATGATGAAATCATACCGACTGGTCCACTGAAGGGGAACATTGCACCATCGACATGTTGTGGTTGGATAGATCATACTAAATTATTATTAAATTATACCTTTAAAAGGTTCAACTATTAAATTACCTTCTTCATCTGTTATTATTGATTTTTTAATATGATTAACCAGTTCACTTCAATATTAGAAACCGAATTATTTGATTGAATATTTAAAATATTATCTTTTATTTTTCCCAGTTAGTTTCGTTAGTTGTGAAACATTGAACATCTCTTGTCAGTGCCTGGATCCCCCCCCGTATGCCCATGTCGGTCACGTAGGAGTTGCTGGTGTCCGTCTCGCCATAGTTCTGAACCCTCAAACGAAGCATGCGGGAATTGGCGGACTCGACAGAGGAACACGGGTGCTGTCTGGGCCCCCTCGATGTCCTGTAGAAACAGATTGCCATCAACTTCGACGTTGTGGGTGATGGACGATCCGATGCCGTCGTACGTGGGCATGGTTTTCTACTAATTGGCTAGGAAAGATTTATTTCACATAATACCCGTATGGGTCATAGACATCCATGATGTATCATAACCAGCAACTCCATAGTATATAGTGCATGATGTTATTGCTCTAATATTTACTGTATCACTTTTATTCAATCTCATGGAAATGGACCCAGTAGAAGTCACATCGGTCGATGAACAAGTAAATAACCAAACTTTTGATACGTTGTTTACATAAATAACAAACCTAGAACTACCAGAAGTTACGTATACAGAACCACATATATTATAAACCCCATCCATAGGTACTGTATATAGATAGCTGGTAGTGTTCCATCCGTCAAAATTGTCTTCACGTGTGGAATCAAATTGAAGTGCACCATTATGTGCTATACTAGTATTAGCATTTCTATAAACTCTCATATGTGGTAATTTAAGTCCACCTGAATTAGTGATGCTCAACCCCCTGAACAGCCCCGCGTTGTTCTCATTGTCCACGAAGCCCAAACGGAGCGTCGAGGTCTTGTCGTCCAGATTGATGAACGCCCGGTTGTTCGGATTCTTGAACTCGACCGTCGCGCCGTAGTCCGGGTTGGGATTCTCGAGGGTCAGCGTCGGGGTGTACTTGAACTCTTTGGGAACCACGTCGTAGATCGGGACCTTGGAGAACAGCTTTGATGTGTATCCATCCACTGCGGCTAGACCAAGACCTCTGATATATTCCCCGACACCCCACAGAGTCCCCTCGCTGTCCACGGCGTAGAATGTATTATTATGCCCTCCCATAACATTTACAATGGTCTTCGAATAGAACTCAGCGGGCAACGTGACCTTTGTAAACTCCCGACTGTCACTTGTGGAAAGTTGGCCATTAGCATCAGCAATTCCAGTAATCCATACCTTCCCTGTGCTGTCCAGGGCGATTGAAGCGCGTTCCGCTGCTGCAACGCGCGTCACCGTGACATCCCTTATATCGCCCGTGCACCGCGTAAATATGGTTACATCTGAGGTGCTGTTGAGACCGGTTCTGTAAAAGGATCCCTCACCGCATCCGTAAACATTTCCTTCGGCGGTGATCATCATTGTATGTTCTCGAGACCCATCGTAGCCACAAGAGACTTGTACCGGTGTCTCTGTAACACCGCCGTACGTATAGTTTGTTGTGGTGACTGCTGTCCATACCGTCACTGGGGTAGTAGTTCCAACCCCAGCATCGCCAGATCTATTGTATCCACAGGTAAGCAGAACATCATCCGAGCGAATCGCAAACGAACCCGCAAGACCTCCCCAAACGCTCTTTGCCTTTGCGCCGCTGCCCATAGCGCCCGATGTGGAATTAAGAAAACCTGGTCTTGCTACGTAATTAGACGCTCCATTTCCGAGTCGGTAATCACCCTCCCATCCACATGCCTGGATCCTTCCGTCATCTCTGAGTATAAGGGTATGTTCAAATCCAGGAGAAACGGCTTTAACAGTGCCAACTGATGTGTTCGCTGTCCATAACTCTCTATCCGTTGTGTCGCCCACACCAAGCTGACCGAAGTTATTCCTTCCCGCCGCCCATAGCTGTCCGTTTCCGTCCAAAACAATATTAAAAGCATTCCCCGAAGAGAAAACCACAATTGGATAGGATGACGCGGGCGTTGATTCCTTCCACTCGAGGGTGTTCGAGGTCCTACCGTCTCCGGAACTACCATCCGGATTGTCACCCGCGACATACACCTTTCCTTCGGTTGTAACAAATAATGAAGCACCACTATACCAAAAACTCGAGCCATATCCATACTGTGCAGATCCAGGCAACCCCGAACTGAATACGGGCGTGTTTAACCCTACGTTCGACGTGGATCCGCCCGCCACCATGGTGCCTCCCGCCTGATTGATGGTGACGCCGCGGGTCATCGCGTTGGACTGGGTGAAGTCCTGGAACGGGTAAAGCTCTGCCCCGTCCCCGCCGGACAGCTTGGGGTCGAAGGACGCATCCACGAACCCGATGTTCAGTTTGCCGGACGCCCCGTCCTCCATCTGGATCCGCGAACTGACCGCGT